GCGGCACCTACCGCCGCCAACTAGCAGAGATTTTGGTCGCGGTCGGTTGGTGGCCTAGCGACATTGTGTTTGACGCTCGAGATATGGCAACGGTCATTAAAGTGCTTAACGAGGCAAACAAAAAAAGAAGGTAGCCATGGCGGAAGTATCGGCAAGAGTTGAGGTCGTCGGGCTTAAGGATGCCTTAAAGACCCTTAACAAGATTGACAAATCTTTGCGCCGAGAAATCACCAAGGACTACAAAAAGATTGTTCAGCCTGTTATTGACGATGCAAACAAACTTGTGCCTACAGGCGTTCCGTTGTCTGGTATGGCGCGCAACTGGCAAACCCGATCAGGGTTCCAGATATTGCCGTGGATACCTGGCATGAAACAAAAGATTGCTGCCAAGATCAACACTCGAGCAATCAAGGAATACAACGGGAACACGACCAATGTGGGCACGTTTGCCATTCAATGGAAAGGCGCAACGGGAACAATGTTTGACATGTCTATGGCTGGCGCTTTAGGCCGCGAATTAAGTGAACGCTACGGTGATCGTTCGCGAGTAATGTGGAAAGCGTACGAGCAACGCGAAAACAATGTCATGTCCGAGATGGAGCAGTTGGTGAAGCGCGTCATGAGCGAAGCGAATAGAGAGACTGCATAATGGCAATCAATATCCCGATCATCAGCGAGTTTGACGGCAAAGGGATTAAGAAAGCTATTGCCCAGTTTAAGCAACTAGAAACGACATCCGAGAAAGCCCAATTTGCTATTAAGAAAGCTGCGGTGCCGGCAGCTGCGGCGCTTGGCGGTTTGGCTGTTGCCCTTGGCGATGCCACACGCGCTGCAATGGAAGACCAGCAAGAACAAGCCGCGCTTGCATTAACCCTGCAGAATGTGACTGGCGCTGGCGCCGCACAAACCGCGCAGGTTGAGAAACAGATCAGCGCAATGAGTCGAGCGTCTGGCGTTGCCGACACCGAATACCGCAAAGCATTAGAAGCACTTGTGCGCGGAACCAAAGACGTTGGCATTGCCATGAACGACATGAACCTTGTCATGGACATCAGCACAGCCACCGGCATGGATTCTGCCAGCGTCGCTGACGCGCTTGCCAAGGCATACCAAGGCAACTTTAAGGCACTTCGATCATTGAGCCCAGAAATGGCAACGATGATTAAAGAAGGCGCAAGCCTAAACGAAATCATGGACGTGCTTGGCGGAACCTTTGGTGGTGCTACTGCCAAGAGCGCCGAAACCGCTGCAGGAAAAATGAAGATTTTGACTAACTCGCTTGGCGAAACCAAAGAGTCAATCGGTGCAGCGTTGTTGCCTGTGCTTGAAGCCGTCTTGCCTGTGCTTAACAAGTTTGCTGCATGGGCTCAAGACAACCCTAAAGCGTTTTTGGCAATTGCAGCTGCTATCGGCATAGTTGCCGCTGCGATCGTGGCCACAAACATTGCTATGGCACTCAACCCATTTAGCCTTATTGCGGCAGGCATCGCATTGCTAATCGTTGGTCTTGTAACCGCGTACAACAAGTTTGAGTGGTTCCGTGACGGCATTAATCTAATTGTCAACACGGTTATCGGGTTCTTTGCCGGCATGGTCAACGCTGCAATTGGCGCAGTTAACGCAATCATTAGCGCGTATAACTCAATTCCGTTGTTGCCTGATTTGCCAAAAGCGCCAACCGTGCCTGTGCCACAACTTGGCAAAACATCTAATACACCTGCACCTGGACGCATGAACATTCCTCGACTTGCTGATGGTGGCATCGTGTCGTCACCTACCTTGGCGCTTATCGGTGAAGCAGGCCCAGAGGCAGTCGTGCCATTAGATCGCATGCAATCAGGTGGCGGTATTACGATCAACGTCACAGGCGGTCTTGCGACAAGTGCAGAGATTGGTGAGTCGGTCGTTAACGCTTTGCGCGCCTATTCGCGTAGCGCTGGGCCGTTGCAACTACAGGTCGCCTAATGCCTGGCACAGCTGTCGTTGATTCGGGCAACTATGACCTGCAAATTGCCACAGGGTTTCAGGTTGACGCGTTTATCCTTGATGACGCTGTAAGAGGCGTATTAAATAACACCGAGTATGTGCTGGACGGTACAACCGAGTTTGCCAATGTGATGGACTCGACTGTCAGCATCAACGTGCGGCGCGGTCGCCGTGACGTGGGCGATCAATTTAGCGCTGGCACAATGACATTTACCATCCAAGACGTAGACGGCATCTTCAACCCGTTTGACCAAAACAGCCCGTACTACGACACCCCACAAGCCAAGCCAGGGCTTGCCCCATTGCGCGAAGTGCGACTAATCCGTTACAGCTCAACCGATGTGCCCGAATCATTGTTTAGCGGTTATGTCGTCAACTACGACTACAACTTCGCGCTTGGCGGTCTTGACACCGTGACCGTGTATTGCGCTGACCAGTTCTACCTACTCGCACAAACATTCTTAGACGAATTAAACGTCACCGCTGAAACATCAGGCGAACGTATAGAAACCGTCTTAGACCTGCCCGAGGTTGACTTCCCAGCAGGCGCTCGAAGCATTGCCACAGGCACCGTCAATCTAGGCCACGCCAGCGCTTACACCGTGCCGGCAGGAACTAACGCGCTGCAATATCTAACTCAAATTAACGACACCTCGGAGTTTGGCAGATTGTTCATGTCACGCGCGGGGATTTTGACCTTTCAGTCGCGTGTGGGCAATACGTTAAGCGCGCCTGTAGCCGATTTTCATGATGACGGCACAAACTACAAATACAACGGCGTGGGCATTTCATTTGAGGCGGACGCCGTGGTCAATAGATCGGTTGTAACAGCGTTAAACGGCAACACGGCCACAGCCAGCGATGCAACCTCTATTGCCACATATTTCATTCAAACAACAAGCATCACAAACAGCCTGCTACATGAGCAAACAAGCATTGATGACGCTGCCGACTATCTGCTTAACCCAGAGCCTGAACCGCGCTACACGTCCGTGGCAACTAAGTTCCTGATGCTGACCACAGCCCAAAAAGACACCCTGGCAACCGTGGAAATTGGCGACACCATCAGCGTAGAAAAAACGTTCCCTAGCGGTACTGGCACCACTCAGTTGGCTCAAGAGCTGTCAGTTGAGGGCATCGAGCATCGGCTGGATTTCAGCACAGGCCACAGCGTCCTTTACAGCACCGCGCCAACTACGATCGTTTTTGAGTTGATCTTGGATGACGCCGTGTATGGCACACTCGACGCAGAGAATGTTTTAGGATAAGGAGCACTTATGGCAACACAGACTTTTACCGCTGGTCAGGTTTTAACGGCCGCGCAATTAACTACCCTTCAAGCAAATAGCGGTTTGCAGTTAGTCAAATCCGAAACAACCTTTACGGGTCAATCGTCGTTTAATGTTCCCAACATTTTTACATCGGAGTACACAAACTATCTAATTAACTTTCGTTTTTTGGCTGCAACCGCAAACGGCGGAATGAATGTTCAATTAAGCGCGTCAGGCTCGGCAGCAGCAACAAACTACAACTACATGCGCGTTATTGCTTTCGGTGCTAGTTCGTTGATTTCTGCACGAAGCACGGCACAGACTTCGTTTCAAGTTTCATCACAAGTAGGCGGTGTAAGTGGTGTTTACCAATGGGCGCAGTTACAACTATCAGGCCCACAATTAGCGCAACCAACGCTTATGTCGGTTAGTGGTGCATTGCAAGACGGAAGCGCCTACATTACGCCCGATGTTGAAATTTTTAACGGCAACCATTCAACAACAACGGCTTACGACGGTTTAACAGTTATCGCCCAAAGCGGCACTATTACGGGAACATACACAGTTTACGGGTACGCAAAATGACAACTAACTACATCACCTCAGATGATGGCGGAGTAACTAGCCGACCAATGAACGAAACCGAAATTGGCATTTACGAAGCAGTATTAGCAGACATGAAAAAAGAAAAAGCCAGGCAAGCAAAAGCCGAAGCAGACAAAGCCAAACTTAAAGCCGACACCATCGCCAAACTTGGACTTACTGCCGACGAAGTAGCCGCGCTGCTCTCGTAATGAGATGGCGTTACCTCATCGGCTAC